TAGAAAGGGTTCAAGATATTATTTACCTGAATTTGGAACAAGACTTTATGAGTTCATATTTGAACCTAATGACGGGTTGACCTTCCAAGCAATTGAGTCAGACATACGTGATTCAATAAATCAATTTATGCCAAATCTCCTTGTAAATCAAATAACTATTGAACCCGCAGACCAATCTGTTGAGGTTAATAGTATTAATGAACAACCCATTTCAAGTGACCCAAGACTTACGGACATTTATAGAGTACCTGGGAAAGGTACAGGAGAATATACGGCAAAAATAAAAATAGATTATTCAGTCAATGCACAAACCTTTGCACAGAGTGATTTTGTAATAATCAATATTTAAAAGAAATGGCAGATAGAAATATATCATACGCTACAAGAGACTTCGCGGCAATTAGAGTTGAGTTACAAAATTATGTAAGAACTTATTATCCCGAACTTATTCAAGATTTTAATGACGCCTCAGTATTTTCAGTATTTCTTGATTTAAACGCTGCTGTAGCTGACAATCTTAATTTTCATATTGATAGAAGTTTACAAGAGACAGTATTACAATATGCTCAACAAAAGTCTTCAATCTACAATATAGCTAGAACTTATGGTTTGAAAATACCTGGAATGAGACCATCTGTGGCTCTTGTTGATTTTTCAATCACCGTTCCAGCCTTCGGAGATAAAGAAGATGAAAGATATCTTGGAACCTTACTAAGAGGTTCACAAGTAATCGGTGCGGGTATAGTTTTTGAAAACGTGGAAGATATTGATTTCGCTTCCCCATATAATTCTCAAGGTTTCCCTAATAGATTGAAAATACCAAATTTCAATGCTAATGGAGTTTTAATCAATTACACAATAACAAAAAGAGAAGTTGTAGTAAACGGAATAACAAAAGTGTTCAAAAGAGTAATCACACCAAATGATGTTAGACCATTCTTTGAATTGTTTTTACCTGAAAAAAATGTTTTAGGTATCACAAGTGTGTTATTGAAAAATGGAACTCAGTTTACTAACTTACCGAGCACTGCAGAATTTTTAGGTTTACAAGATAGATGGTATGAAGTTGATGCATTAGCGGAAGATAGAATATTTGTAGAAGACCCAACAAAAGTTTCTGACCAACCCGGTATAAAAGTTGGTAGATACATTCAAACTCAAAATAGATTTATATCAGAGTTTACTTCAGAGGGTTTCAAGAAGTTAACGTTCGGTGGAGGTACAAATACAGCGCAAGATGCCTTAGACCAATTTACAACTTTAGGTGCAACATTGGATTTACAAAAGTATACCAACAATCTTTCTTTAGGTTCAGCACTTAGACCTAACCCTACTTTGTTTATTCAATATAGAGTTGGGGGTGGACTTAACACAAACATGGGAACAAATGTAATTAATCAAGTTGGGACTGTATCATTTTTTGTAAATGGCCCATCAGACAATACAAACACCGCAGTGGTTAATTCGTTGAGATGTAATAACGTTACAGCAGCAATTGGTGGTGCAAACATGCCAACGATTGACGAAGTAAGAAACTATGTTTCATTTAACTTCGCAGCACAAAAAAGAGCAGTCACAGTTTCAGACTATGAGTCAATAATCAGAACGATGCCAGCTCAGTTTGGAGCACCAGCAAAAGTGGCGATAACCGAAAACGACAATAAAATACTAGTTCAAATTCTTTCATACGATACATCAGGAAGATTGACTAACATTGTTTCAAATACCTTGAAACAAAATATTGCAAACTACTTGTCAAACTACAGAATGATGAATGACTATATTTCGATTTTCAGTGCTGAGGTTATTGATTTGAGTGTTGATGTTTCAATAGTTTTAGACTCGGCTCAAAACTCAGGTCAAGTTATTACCAACGTAATCGACAAAATATCTGCTTATTTTAATCCTCAAACAAGAGAACTTGGACAAAACGTATATCTTTCAGAACTAAGAAGTATAATTCAAAATACAAACGGAGTATTGACTGTTGCAAGTATCGATGTCTTCAATGAGGTAGGCGGACAATATTCATCCGCAGAGACTTCTATGGAATATTCTGACCCTGAACTCAAACAAGTTGGACCTGTTGATGATACAATATTTGCTCAACCTAACCAAATTTATCAGATAAGATTTCCGAATAAAGATATTAGAGTTTCAGTTAAGAACTTCCAATCTATTACCTTCTCTTAATCAATTTATTTTGGGGTTAATATCCCTATACTTTGATTGTGTGTTTTTACAAAATTACACAATAACTATTTATTTTAAAAGTATTGGATGGGTCAATCATATAGGATTAGAACGGAACTTGGCATCACCAAATCAATCAACGTAGAACTTGACCAAGAGTTTGAGTTTTTGGAAATATTGTCGTTGAAATTAAATCAAACAGACATCTATCTAAGAGCTTGTAGTGAGTATGGTGTGATTGTAGGTCGTCTTACAGCAAACAATGGATTGGGTCTACCAAACGCCAGAGTTTCAATCTTTATTCCAATAGAAGCAATTGATGAATCCAACCCTGTAATTTCTTCCATCTATCCATACAAATCACCTGAGGATAAAAACGAAGATGGTTATAGATACAATTTATTACCTTACGAAAAATCTTATTCCGTTCACGCAGCAACAGGAACCCTTCCTACAAGACTTGATGTATTAACAGGAAATACCGCTTTCGAAATTTACGAAAAATATTATAAGTTCACAGCCAAAACTAATGATAGTGGTGACTATATGATTATGGGTGTTCCTCTTGGAGAACAAACTGTAGTTATGGATGTCGACCTTTCTGATATCGGAGAGTTCTCTGTAACACCTCAAGATTTGATTAGAATGGGAAGGGCAACAGAAGCTCAAGTTGCTGGAAATAGATTTAGAACATCCACTGATTTAAATTCTTTACCGCAGATTGTAAGTCTTTCGAAATCTGTTGAGATTTCTCCACTTTGGGGTGAACCATCAATTTGTCAGATTGCAATTAACAGGGTTGATTTTGATTTGAGGGATGAAGCAAATATTGATATTCAACCCACCTCTGTTTTCATGGGGTCGATATATTCTACTTCGGACTCAATGAGAGTGAGACCAGATTTCAAGTTACCTTTTACAAATTTGACTATTTTGGGGCAAAGGCCGAAAGATAATTTTGGAAACTTGTGTAGTTTAGAGACAGGCACCGGTCAAATATTGGCGATAAGACAAAACATAAATTTGGATATAAGCGGAAATCCAATATTAGAGCAATACCAAATAGAACAGAACGGAAATGTCATAGACGAGAATGGTTCATGGTTATTGGAACTTCCAATGAATTTGGATTATTTCATTACAAATGAATTTGGAGAAAAAGTGATATCTTATGACCCAACTATCGGAATTCCAACCAAAGCCAAATATAGATTTAAAATTAAGTGGACACAAGCCGCGACGTTAACGGATGGGGTTAGAAGACCATATTATTTATTACCTAATGTTAAAGAATATGGATGGACAAGTCCTTCTAACGACCCAAATTTGGGCTTCAGCACATCGGCAAGAGCTAGATTAGGAAGTTCATATTATTTTGGTTTAGATTGGTCAGGGTATACAAATGGTTTTTCAACACAGGAAGCAAGTTCAAGAATAGATGAAATTATAAATTGTCAGGACACTTTTTATCAATTTGAATACAATCGAGTTTATACCCCTTCTTCATTAATAGACCAATTCAAATTTGGTGGAAGAAGTAGATTTATTGGTATTAAAGAAATTGACGATAATTCTTGTGCGGATACTGTAAATAAATTCCCTGTAAACGAAGGATTTAGGAATTTTGATTTACTCTATTTTATAGTATCAATTATATTGCAAATTTTTCAATTAATATCCGCACCACTTATTGTTGCAATACATTTCATTTTAGGTTTATGGGATTTTTTAAATGAAACGAAGGGTTTACTTCAAGCATTTCTTTTTACAGTAGCTGGTCTTTATTTAACTTTAGCAATCATAAGTTTCGTTCAGGCCGGTAATTTGGAATTTCAGGCGGCTATTGCGCCGGCGAGGGTGGACATAAATGCCGTTCAAAATGCTTTGGTGGCCTTCGCTTTAAAATTACAGGCAGCACAAGCACTTGCTCAGGGTTGGTCTTACCTGGCGTCTTTCGGTAAAACATTAGCATTTGCAATTGTTGCTACCCTTTTAGGTAGATTATTACAGGGTAAAACGGTTAAGGTATTAACCCTACCTGCAATAACATATCCTGATTGTGAAGGATGTCCATGTACAACAAGAGATGAGGGTTCAAATAATATCTCTGTTGGTTATAGTATTCTTTCATATTACTCAGGTAATTGGAATTATGGTTCACTTATTTACAGTAATATTTTAGAACCCTCGAATGTAAACCCTGATGACTTCGATATTCTTGAATTTATGTTAAGTTCTGTTTTCGCGGGAAATCCTAGCTCACAAAGAGGAAGAACCATTGATAGGTTATTGGAAGTTCAAACATATAAAACACCACAATCATTTGAAGCATTCATTCATAATCAAAGAGATAACCTTAGGCCAGGATATATTTTTACAAATTATCTACCCTACGGTGAAAGATTTAATTTGTTTAATCTAAGACAAAAATATTTTACTAATAAAAATAGAATTAAAGTTACTTTTGATTTTACAGGAAATACTTCATTTCACTTGGATAATACTTTATGTATTTCTTGTCAAGAAAAATTTGAAACTGGACAACTTCTCACCTTTGTAAATCCAGTTGATTCACAAGATGTAAATTACAAGTATTTTGGAAACCAAAGTAGTGCATTTTTTGGTATCACAGGAACTCCTCTTAATGTTGGAGCATCAACTTATGAAGTAAAATATGCAGACCCTGACAACCCAAGAGCTGAGAGAAGTTCTACTTATCGGCTAGGATATGGTTCCACAAACGACATTTATAAATTCGCTTCAGATGTTGAATATTTTCAGGTTGTAACGGCTATGACCATGGCAGAAGCCTCTCAATATTTTCCTACTTCATTCCCACCCGAAACTCTTCCAGATGTTTTGACCTCCAAAACTAGATTCATTTTGAATACAAAAGAAAGTATTGGAAATATTATAGGTTTAGGTTGGGGACCACCAACAGTAAGTCCTGAATATCAAGTATCTACTCTTTTTGAAGATTTTGATAAACAATACTTGGTAATCTTACAAAGGGGTGTTGACCCATATTCACCAAAATATAATAACAAGTATGACCTAAACGTTTTGTTTGGAAAAAACATGGGGTCTGATTCAAATTTAATAATAACTGCAAGTACAAAACTGAACATTCCAATTCAAAAATTGGAAACCACAACTATGACCGTTCAACCATTTACAGTTAATGGTCAGAACGAAATTTTTTACCCGTCCCACTTTTTCCGAGGAGGAATTAATGGTTCAACTACTGTCGGCACACAGTGGTCTGCATTTACCACATCACAAGTTGGATACTACTCATCCTTAGATGCATCACAAATTGTACGTACATATAACCCTAATCAACTTTACGGTTCCCCTTTTGCTCGTGGGTATTTACAAGTTGTAAATTTAGGTACTAACTTCCAAAATGCAATTATCTCCAGCCCTGCTACAGGTAATATATTCAACGGAACATTGAGTAACCGAATTGCAAGTTATACTTTTGATGAACCCTCAGCTTTCTATGGTGCAACAGAAGATTTATCTGGAGGTGCTGCTTTTGTTGGTAAATGTGATGGGTATGAACCTGATGAAGTTGGGATGTTCAACTTGACTTATACATATTACCCAACATTCAGCGCAACACCAATGAATATTCAAACAAACACAAGAAATGTGTTTAGAACTGATAGACTCCCAAGTTCT